GACCACAGCTTCAGCTTTACCTATTCCAATAAGCATATCGCCAATATGTTGTTCTACATCAACAATAGAGCCAGCACTCTTAGGAGTGCCAGCTATCATTGTGTTTCTAAGCAGCGATACTTTCATGCTTATTATGTACCGAAACAGAAAGCTCCAGCCTGTTTAACTGCAAAGTCTACGTCTTGAAGTGCAATAACTCTTACATTACCGCTAGTTGCTCCAGCAAAAGGATCAACAGTTAAATCTAGACCAGACCAGAAGCCCATTACAAACTGAGAGAAGTCTCCAAAGACTACATCATTGTTAGCAAGCTGGTTTGTTGTAATAGCTGGATAGCCATTAATTTCGTTGTTCTCAAATACAAACTTACCAGTGTTAGATGCAACCTCAGTTGACTTTAACGCACCTCTAGCAGAAGCATTAATTAGGTAGAACATATTTGCTACATCAGCATTAGCTGCTGCAACGTCTGTTTCCATGCCTATGTACTCTGCAAAAGTACCGAATGTAGTAATTGTTTGTGAGCCAATACCACTTGTATCTTTAATACCTAAAGGCTGGTTGGAAGAACCTGTACCATAAATAGCTGTGTGATCTAGCTTTGTAGCAATAACCTTAGCCAAATCGTCTCTAATCATGGATTCGACATCAATAGAACTCTGTAGTAGCAAGCGTCTTGAGTAATCCACAAATGCAGCAACAGTTTTTGGAGTCATGTTGACTTGGTCGAAAGCCTGTTGAGATTCGCTAGGAGCTGACCCTTCACCTACCCAATAGCCGGTCGCTGTCTGCGTAAGTCTCGGAATACTCACGTTACCTTGTAATCCGGTCAAAGTTGTCGGATTCGTAGCCATTACAGCCATACGGTTCCGGAGAATATCTATAAATGAGCCTGAGAGTAATTCTGTTGCTACAAGGTTTCCGCCAGCAGTTGCAGAACCAACAGTAAGATCTCTAGCTAGAACTTCATTTGGAACAAGAATACCGCTTGCTGGCTTTCCGTAAGTTTTTGATGCAGCTTCGGAAACTTCTCTCTCATAAGCAGCAGCTTCTTGTGCAGCTCTATCACTTGGATTAGCTAAAGCATTTAATGCTCTTGTAAAAGAAAATCTTTTAATTTCTTTTTGGTCTAAACCAACTTCTGCTGATTTTGTTTGAATTTGTTGTTCCACGTTGTTCAGACGATCCTCCCTGTAAGTGTTAATTGCGTGGCGGGCATCTTCTATAGATGTTCCCTCTTGATTTAGCTTTTGAGCTAATTCTGGGCAAGAATATTTCTCGCCCATTGCTGTAATCGCATTACTGCGATTTCTTTCAGCAATAATTATGGTTTCACTGCGTTTTTGCTCTGCTTCAACGGCTTTGCTTGCAGCTTCCGTTTCTGGTTTTTGCTCCATGTTTTTGGAAGTGAGATTTGGACTAGATGACGGAGCTTGAGCCGTCAAAGCTTCCCTAGATTCCTCTAGGTCGGCTGCATTTTCTTTTGGTGGAGAATCTGCAACCACTTTAGTTTCTATATTATCCTCATTTTCTATACTTCGCCCAACTCCAACTGAGGCATCTGCCGGCACTGATACCAAGCTAACTTCCATTGCTTTCCATTTTGTAACAACCATTTGATCGCCACGTTCCTCAATTTCGTTTATTTGATAAGCAAAACTTACTTGAGAAATAATGCCGTCTTCTACATCCTGTCGTTTTTCTACTGCATTAGGATTTCTTGACCATTTAACAGTTGCATAACCTCTTCTGTCCTCAGAAATTTCTGCATTTTGCACTACTCCAAGAACCTCGTCTCTATTGTGGTTCCATAAAAAAGGAGCTGTTCCGTTGTTTAAACGTGATAGGTCGGCAGCTCCTTTATCGTGTGATAAAACTTCTTGACCGAAATATCTTTGCACTGGCTCTTCAGAACTAAAACTCATATAAAGTTCGTTGCCGTCGGATTCAATTTGTGCTTTTAATTCTCTTGTTTGTATTAAAGATTCTCCTTTATTTCTTTTTTTGAGTTCTTTTAAATCTAATTTTCTAAATTGTTGTATTTCTTCATCATCTTTCTTTTTATCGTCGTCGTATCCATAACCTTTGTCGTCATAATCTTCTGCTAAAGGCAAATCGTCGATTTTTGTTAATGTGCTGAATCTGTGACCAACTTTTACATCTGTTTTATTATATCCAGAAGTATTAGCTGCTTTTCTATAAACACAAATTAAAGCAGCAGGGTCGTCAGCTGTTCCGTTAACTGTAAAAGAGCTGTCAGGTACATTAATCGAACCATCTCTTACGATTTTTTCAATCATACCTCTTGCTCTACCGCCACTAGAGTTCCATGAAACAAAATCTCCAACCTTTAACTCGTCAGGCGCAGCTTTTTGTTCTGGGGGCAATTCCAATAATTTTTGTTCCATAGTTTTTTCGTTAGTTGCTGGTTCAAACTTAATAGCATTGTACTCATTTTCTCGTAACCAAGTACGAGCTTCTTGAGCAGAAAACTTACTGAGCTTAAATCTAATAGATTGGAGTTCTACCTCATCTATATCTTCCTTTATACCAAAAATAAAATCAATACCCTCTCCGCCTCTATCTTTAACTCTGCGAAATGTATCAAATTGTTCTGGCCTTCTTATTCTTGCAGCGTGTTCATTTGGGTATGGCCTTTCTTCTACAAATTCGCCATTGTCAAATCTTTCTCTAGCTTTCTTTATTGCTGTAGATTTTCGCTTGCTCCAACTAAATCCTCCGTCACCTCCCCATCCATCCCATGCGACCCGGCCGGGGCTTGGGAAACCCTTTTGACCACTAAAAAAACCCTCTGCTTTTTTGTCAACTTCGTGCCTTGCAAAGAACGAGTGCATACGCATAACAACGTCTACAGAAAGCTCCCTTCCGCTTATAATTTGAGTTGCTCTTACAGCAGCTACTTGTGTTCCCCCTTTTTTACCTTCACTTTTCCATTTCTTAAATCTTTTGGCAGCAGTTTTCATGCCCTCGGTAGGAAATAAATTTATTTCAGTTCCGTTTACATTTGCCATATATAAATGTTAGATATACAACATATTACTTCAATTTAGGTAAATAGAAACTTGCGTATTTAAAATATATATGCTATACTGATATTAATTAGAGGATGATAACTCTAATTTCTTTACCCCATTGAGGAATTTTAAAAATGAGAGACACTTCTTTCTTAGGCAAATTATTAGCACTAACAGAAAGTACTAATAAGCATGAAGCTGATCTAGCTAAAGCTAAATTAGAACAGCAACTAGAAAAAAGAGGTATAAACCTTGAGCAATTAGAAGCACAACTAGGCGATATGTCTGTTGTTGACGAGGAAATTGAAGTAATTGCTTTTAGATTCGGAACACCTTATAAGCGTATTGATCCAGCAGTATCTACTATTATAAGTGCCGTTGCTGATTACTATAATGGCAAAATTGTTTTTACTCCTTTTAAGTTTGAAAGATCTGGCAACCAAAAACACCAAAAAGAATACATTAAAGATTCTAAAGGTGACATTTATAGACAAATTGAAATTTCTGCTAGTAAAGCAAGACAAATAGAAATTGAATTGTATGCCGATTATCTTATACAAGCTTTAACTGACGAGTGGGCTAGACATTGCCAAGAGGATCCATTCCAAGTTGCTATGCAAGGGGCAGCACATAGAAACAGTTTTAGAAAAAATTGGGCTTGGAAAGTACAAGAAAGATTCCAAGAAATGAAATCTGAAGAACAGAGAAATGGTAAGCAGCTAAAACTAGCTGACAAAGTAATTAATGTTTCTGCTCTTATGGTTGTTAATGCTAATAAAGCTGAGTTAGCAAAAGTTGAAGAGTTCTATGCTGAACGCTATCCATCTATAAGCAGTAGAGGCCATTCTTACACTACAGGCGGTTCTGGCGCTGATGCTGGTAGGGCTGCTGGTGGTCGAGTAGGACTAAGTAGACAAATGACAGGCAACACACAAAGACGTTTAGGAGGTAGCTAAAAATGACCAAAGATTTTACACTCGATCCAAGAGTATCTGAATTCCTAAACCACCTTGAAACTGGACTCGCACAAGCGGGTCTAGATTTTGAGGATTTTAACCCAACTTATGTGCAATTATATGACGAAGAAAATAGAGACAAATTGATAGGTGGTTGTATTTTTAGCCAAGTTATTAATCCAGTTGATACAGACCATACTGTTTGCGTTGCTCCTGACGGTATAAGTTTTCCAGCACCAAACAAAACCAAATTGCCATTTAGTATTGACCAGCCTCCATCTATGGTTGCTATTCTTTTTCTTGTAGCAATGATGCAAGAAGAAATTATTGACCCGCCATCTTGCCCACATTGCGAGGCTGAAAGTGAGCATAAAAAATAATTATTCTGTAAAACATATTGAAAGCTCGCAAACTTATGAGTGGTTTCTACATAAACATTACGCTAAAAGAATCCCAAACATTTCTTTTAGCTTTGGTTTATATGACCAGAATAAATTTTTAAAAGGTGTTTGTAGTTATGCAAAACCAATGAGCCAAACTTTAGTCCAAGGTGCTTTGGCTGGAAAATATACTGATACTTTCTTAGAGTTAAATAGATTAGTTGTTAACGATAATCTTGATAAAAATGTTTTAAGTTTTTTTGTTTCTCAATCTTTAAGGCTATTACCTAAACCTCAAGTTATTGTTAGCTATGCAGATACGTCACAAGGGCATCATGGCTATATTTACCAAGCAACTAATTGGATCTATACAGGATTAAGCGCAAAGTTTACTGATTATGCTGTAAAAGGTTTAGAACATTTACACCATAGTTCCATTGAGGATTCTGTAGGTAGATATGATAAAGATGCAAAAATAAATAAAACTGAATTATTAAAAGAAAAATATGGGGATCTTCTTTATAAAAAAGAAAGACCTAGAAAACATAGATATTTTTATTTCTTAGGAAATCGCAAAGATAAAAAGATTATGACTAATTCTCTTGTATATAAAATACAAAAATATCCAAAAGGAAATAACCAAAGATATGACTCTAGTTACAACCCAAGCATCCAAGGTATTTTGTTCTAAAATGACAGAGTTTGTAAAAATGACACCGTACTCTAGATGTGGGAAATACTCTAGTAAATTAATTAAATGTCCTGAGTGTCTAAATATAAGTCGAGTTTATAATCTAAGTTGGGCTGCATTATCTTGCCAAAAATGCAAAAAGAGTCATCTAAAAATTAATTGGTTTATTGAAAAAACCCGCTAATCTCCACTAATTGCTGTTGATCCGTCTAAATCTAGGTCTAATTGAACTCCAACTTCGCTTAATGTTTCTTTTTCTGCCTTAATTTGTTCTACGTTGTCGTCAAAATCTTTTCCTAACATACTCATAATTTGCGACTTCGTATAATATCCAGCAGCTTCTCCAAGTCTAAAAGCTTCAATTTCTTTTTTTGGATCCACCCATGACCAACCCCTAGTTTGCCATCTTGGGCTTGTATATCTTTCTGGATTCAGTTCGTAATCAGGCAACTTCAGTACTCCTGACAAAACAGCAGCATCTAAAAATTCTTCAAATACTCTTTGGTGGAAATTTTCTACAAAGTATGTTTGAAGCATTTTCCAGTGTTCTCGATCTTCTAATAGAGATAATCTTGAGCTACTGTAATTTGTCTCTGAAAAATCTCGACTTATAGTTTCGTAGCTACAACCCAAACCTGAGGCAAACCTTCTAATTTTTGCTCTTACAAAACTTTCGTATTGAGAATCTGGAGAACTTATATTCGGCACTGTGATTTCTTCGCCGGGATTTAAATATTTAAAAACTCCAGCTTCAAAATCTGTTAATCTTTGTTCTGCCTCAACATCATCTGCTTCAAGTTCTCCTTCGCTAGAACTTATAAAACCCATTAAACTAGCCCCAGCTCTAGCTCTTATGACCGCTGCACTTTCGTATCCTGAGAGTTGGTGCATATCGTCCATAATTGAACTAAAGAATGGAACTCCTCTATTTTGTGCGGGTCTTTCTGGTAAAAATAAATGAATAATATCGTTTGCACTAACAATAGTGTGTTTTTGTTCTGTATAACTATCTTTAAAATAATAATCGCCCGGATGACGATTTAAGAAAGCATATCTTTGTGGCCTTCCAAACTTGTCCACTTCAATACCCATTCTCCACTCATTTCCTTTTCTTAAAACTTTGCCTGTATAATCGTCATCTACAAGATCCGCTTCAATAATTTCTAAAGCTAATCCAACTTTACTTCTTCCAAATTTACGTCTAATAATCCTAAAAAAAACTTCTCCACTCTCTACTAAAGCCCCAACCATCATATTTTCTAACATAAAAAAGCTTTTTTGACCCGATACGTCGCAGTGATCCCTTTTACTCCACTCTTTCCATGCTTGTTCTATCATCATGCTTAATCTTTTATCTTTTTTCTTTCCTCTAATTGAAGGTACAAGGCATTGTAATTTTATTCCTTGTCCAACTACATTTATTTGAGTTGTTCTCTTAGCTTGCTTTGCATAGGGGTTATCTCTGCATAATTGACGGCTACGATCCCTTAATTTCTTTAA